TGCTGGCATATTTCCAACGTCTACATAGAAAATACGTCTTTCTGGAGCACGTTGTATACGATAGATAATGATAGCATCTTCAAGCAATTCTTTCTGCTTGTAGACTTTGAACACTGATTCTAGTAATGAATTACCAAAAGGATAGTTATTATCTAATCCTTCTGATAGACTGATATGCACAATATTTTTAGAATCTATAGTGATTTCATTGGTTTGATTGTGGAATCTTGTTCCTGGTGGAGGAGTGGTAGTTCCTACCATACCTCTTCCCATACTACCACCACTGGTATATGAGCTGGTTCCGCTAGGTGCTGTGTTAGTACTTCCATGCGGAGTCACAGCTATCATATCTTTGAAATTAAAATTGATATCTCTGATCACATATTGTTCTGGAACTTTGCCTTCCGATTCATTGACTATGATCTTTGAAACTTTGGCAGCATCAACGAACAACCATTTTAAAGTCTGCGGATCTCTAACAAAAAAACAGTCTCCGTATTTGAATGCATTACGTACTATACGGAAAATCCTAGTTTCGAACTGTTGTTGTTTTGTCCATTTTTGCAAACTTTCTTTGATCAATTTAACTTCTGTAGAAGTTGGTTTACCTCTAAAGAAAGTATGGAATGGTGTAGCATTTTCTTTGTCTTTCTGCGTACAGAACTCTGTGAGAATATCAAGAGCAGCATTGACTTCTGAATCCATGTCCATGGTGTCATACTGCATGTACCTTTCTATTCGATTTGGTGCTCCGGCATAGACATCTGGAAGAAAACTGCTGTAGTTTCTACGTGCTGGTCCTGGTCTACCACCGCCGCTGATCGTGCTGGCTATGCTGTTGCCATTTTGGACAGGTACCGGAGTAAAGTATTTTTTCCAGCTCATAATTTTCCTTTAGGCTGCTATTATAGAAGACATGTCTGCTCCACCTGAATTAGATGAAGCGGCTGATTTCATAGCTGTCATTTGCCTTTCTTTTAGATTGGTTTGCTCTTTGCCAACCTTTAATATTAAATCCATCTTACTATTTATTTGTGCTAGTATAGCCGACGGACTTTCTTGAACTGCTCCTGGAGCTCCAGCGGACGGTGCTGCTGCTGCCGACGAACTTGCAGTCGCGGCCGCTACACTTGAACTAGGGGCGGTAGCCGCTGCTACTTGAGATCTACTTGGTGCAGCCGCAGCCGTTGAGGGAGCCGATGCTGTTGCTGTTGGTGCACCTCCTCCCATTCCACCTAATTCGGCTATATGTGTTGTGGTTTTACCTGATGCCACTACACCTTCTGCTTTGGATACTTTGCCGTGCATAAGATCATAGACTTCTCTTAGCGTTCTAGCACGACCATCTTTGTCATAGAATATATTCTTGTTTGCTGCTGCTGCCTTTGGATCCATGTCTGCTGCGATAGCATTTGGATTTTGATTCATGGCATTTAGAAATTTAACTGCACCCCCTGCTCCTAGGAAGTGAGCCATATATTGATCAGTATTTGACGCTGCTCGACCTGTACCTGCTTCTAGAGTTTTTTTGTTCTGTGCTGTAAAGAATTGTGCGACTTCTGCGGATTTTTTTGGATCAAATCTATCTTCTAGGGTATAATTTTTACCCATCTTCTTGGTCATGTCTTTCCAAGTACCTTCGGTAAATTGGAACATACCTGCCGCAGAACTAGTTCCAGCTTTGGCATTTGGATTACCGCCCGATTCAATCTGTGCTATGGTCTGCAGATATGAGGGTCCACCACCACCACCTGCTCCGACTCCACCACCACCGGCAATACCTGCGGGTTGAGCTTGTTGTTGTGCTGCGAGATCTTTTCTTGATATACCTGCAGCTCTTCTTGCAGCTCGACCGGCACTTCTTTGTTCATGTTCCTCGGCACTGATGCCAAATTTTCCAAGAGTTACTCTATTGAGCATTCTCAGCAATCCATCGACCAACGAATCGATAGCATCAGCGAAGCCATCAAAATTATCATATAATAATTTAATAACACCAATTACGGCCAATATCGGTAACGCTAATTTTAGGAAAGGTAGAGATGCTGCTAGTTTTCCTATCAAAGCAGCAATATATTTTACTTCTAGTGCCAATGTTATCTTTTTCTTCATTTGCTCTATGGCTAATATTGCATTTACTCCTAGTATAAGAGCAGTCATCGCACCTAGCGCCACACCAACTGTAGTGGCGTTATTGCCTATGAATTGAAAAGCTGGAACTACGAAAGTGTCTGTAAAAGATACTAATAGTTTAAAAGCCTCCATCATAGCAGGTAACAGTTTACTGGAAGCCAGTATTTTTGTAAATTCGTTACTGGTTTCGGCAATCGACTGCTTCATCTTGTTCATAGCAGCAGCTTCAGTCGTTTTATTTTTATCTCTTTCTGCCTGAATTTCTGCATTGACCTGAGTCATGTTCTTAGTCTGTGCGGCAGTATTCATAGCTCCTAGTGCCATCTGTTGCTGCATACCATCACCAAACAAGGCTAGATTTTTATTCAAAGGAGAAGCTGCCAGTGCTTTGGCTTCTTTCTGATAACTTGCTTGAACTGCATTTGCTTGCTGTTCAGTTACTGTAATGCCTTTGTTCATCTGATTGTTTAGATTCATCATGTTTTTGGCCGTGCCTGGTAAGAACGCAAATGCAGCTCGACCAGCTTCAGATGTTGCTGTACCTGTAGCAAGTATTTCTTTCATACCAGCTCGATGTTCAGCTGGAATCGTATCTAATAATTTATTGATAGCTTCTTGTTCTTCGGCACTCTTTCCTTGCAGCATAGCACGTACCTGTGCGTCCCTCAATCTAGCTTCACGCTCTGCTTCAATATCTTTTTTATTCTGTCCAGTAAGCCTCGATACCGCATCTAAGTTAGTTAGATAATCTCCGGTAGCTTTGGTTAGTTGGGCATTGGTCATGTTCTGAGCTGTACCAGTTCGAGCCAGCATACCACCGTATTTGGCAAATCCTTCGTTGATCTGCTCAGTGCTGTATCCCATGGCTGTGAGGTTTCTTTCAAGATCTGTATTTTTAATAGCACGGCCCATAGCTGCTACACGCTTGGCTCCTTCACCAGTACTACCTCCTAACAGTGCTAGATCTGCTCCGGTCCTACTAATTATTCCAGAAAATTGATCAAACGTAAGGCCGGCGGATGTGGCGCTGTTGATCATTTCAGTCATAGATCCACCAAAACTAGCACCTACTGACGAAGCCTGTTGTAGACTCTTATAGGTTTTTTCTGCAGCACCTGCTACGGCACCAAACACAGAAGCTACTGCTCCGCCAACAACAGGAATCGCAGAAAGACTCTGTGCTGCAGATGTTAGACTGTCTCCCATATTTGCCAAACTACTGAGAAGACTGGTCATACCTGTGGCTGTTTTCAGCACTGTAGATGTAAATGAACTCATTACATCACCTAGAGCTGCATAAGCCTGTTTTTGTTTTTCAGCCGCTTCTTCTGCGTCTTTCTGTGCTTTTAATAATGATTTCTGTTGATCGGTAAGCTGTCTAGCCTGTTTCTGCTGATCTTCTGTGGCTTTAGCTAGATCCTTGAGCTTTTTTTCTAGATCTTTAGCAGCCTTGCTACCACCACCTTTACCTTGTGCAGCTGATAATGCCAGCATGGCGGCCAATAACTGTTTAAGTGTCGCTTCTGTGGCGGCATTGTTCAGCTCTACTGGCTGCCCACCTATCATGCCCGTTACTTCTGCCATGCTTGAGATCCCTGGTTATGTGCGCATATAAATATATGACTAGATAAAGTATTTATCGGAGAAAAAAATGCCAGACCAAACAATACCACAGAACACCAAAAAACCAATGAATAATCCATTGGCCAACTATTTCAGACAGCCTAAGCTCTATTTGAAATTACCTTCGCATGGCAGATTTTATCCTGAGGGAAGTCTAGATGTCAGCCAAATTGATGAATATGCAGTCTACGCTATGACTGCCAAAGATGAACTGATGTTCAAAACTCCTGATGCACTAATGAATGGTCAGAGCACTGTGGAAGTGATCAAGAGCTGTATACCTGCTATCAAAGATCCTTGGGCTATGCCTAGCCTAGATCTAGATGCTTGCTTGATAGCGATACGTATCGCTACATTTGGTGAGAACATGGAAGTAACTAGCTCATGCCCAAATTGCAGCCATCTCAATGATTTTGAAATGAACTTGTTGGGTTACCTAGACGAACTGAATAATTTTAATTATGAAAGCAGTGTTACTATTGGTGAACTCACTGTGAATATTAGACCTTACACCTATAAAGAAGTTACTAAGACTGCGATCAAAGCCATGGAACAGCAGAAAATCTTTTCCATAGTCAACGATGATAAAATGAGTGATGAAGACAAATTAGAAAAATTTGGAATCAGCTTTGTAAAATTGACTGAGATTACTGTAGATGTAGTCTGTGGTTGTATTACCAGTATTGATACGCCTCAAGGAACAGTTGATGATCCTGCGATGATCAAAGAATTCATGCAGAATTCTAGTTCAGCGGTATTTAATACTATCAACGATCATGTAAATGCTATGAAAGAATCTATGGCTTTAAATTCTCAACAGGTACAATGTACCGAATGCCAACATGAATGGAAAGTTGAAGTCACTATGGATCAGGCAAATTTTTTCGTAGCAGGGTCTTAAACTCGCCTCCCGTAGAGATCCTAGAATTCGTTAAAAAACTTGAGAAGGAGGCTGAAGAGATCAAAAAAGATCTTCTCAAACTCTGTTGGTTTATGCGAGGTGGTTTGACTTATCAGGAAAGTCTAAATCTCAGTTGGGATGAACGTAAAATGATTGGCGAGATAATCAAAGAAAATCTCGAAACAACTAAAAAATCCGGATTACCGTTTTTTTAATTCTTTGGCTTTAACAGTGCAATAATAGCCTGTGCGATTTCTGGCCCTAGTTTAACTATTTCTTCAGCCATTGCACCGACGTCTTCTTGTTCTTTGAGTATGTCTGAAAATCTCATGGGTTCATTTTCACTAGTAAATTATAAAGCTCAGTCCTTTGAGCTGACTGCAATTTGTTTAGACGTTCTAGCATGTCGGGCGGAACTCTACCGCTGGGATCCTGTAGTTTAGGACCTTGACCTACTGCAGATGTGTCTGCTCCGCTATCCCAACCTTTCTTAAATGCTTTGAGATTATCTAATGCTGCACTAGACTTTGCAGCTGGAGGTTGAGCAGCTGGTGCTGCTGTTATCAATGGTGCTTCAGAAAGATTACGTCCAGTTCTAATGATACTGTTATTACTCATTTGAATATTTGGATTATTCTCTCTATCTGCATCAATTTCAGCTTGACTTGGTGCTGCTTTCTTAGGAACACGACTAGCTGTTTTAGTTTTCTTTGCCGGAACTTCAGCTGTAGGAACTGCTGTGTCTGTTGCTCCTGCTGCTGGAGTTGTGGTAGGAGTAGCTGCTGGAGTTGTAGCAGGTTCTGCTGGTGCTGGATCAGTACCTTTGGATAACTGATTAGCCATTTGTCCAAATGCCTGAGAACCTGGATCTTGTTTAGGTTGTTGTTTAGGTTGTGCAGCTTTTTCTATGGCTGATTTAACTTTAGGATCAGCTTCGAGAGCTGTGAGTATCTGTTTTTGGTCAGCAGGCTGTAGTGCAGCTATTGCCTTTTGTGCTTGTTTATACTGTGTATCATTAGCAGCTGATTGACCTGTTGTTGTTTGAGTCTGCGAAGGTGCGGGAGTAGCTTGAGTAGCATCTGCTGCAGGTGTTGTTGCGGGAGCAGGTTCAGCTGCAGGTGCTTGTGTGTCAGTGGCTCCTTTATCAGCTGCAGGTTTTGTTGCGGGAGCAGGTTCAGCTGCAGGTGCTGCTGCCGGAGCAGGTTCGGCTGCGGGAGTCTGTTTAGGTTCTGCGCTGCCTGCTGCAGAAGGTTGTGTAGCTGCAGGTGCTGATGTGTTAGATGCGCCTGTGTCTGCTGCAGGTGCTGCGGGCTTGGCAGCTGTTCCTGCTGCGGGAGTGGTATCTGTGTCACCTGCACCTGATACAGTGGCCTTACCTGCTTGGAATCCTTTTTTAGCGGCAGCACCTAGACCTGCGATACCTCCAGCCACGGCGCCTACGCCTTTGGCCAGTGTGCCTACGCCTTTGCCGATAGCACTGCCAATTTTATTTAGGATTGGACCTTCTTGTAGATCGGATTCCTTGACTATTTCGTTTATTCTCATCAGGCCACCTTGAGTTGATTCTTCATATAATTTACCAATCGCACCTTGCGATCCACGGGCAGCTTGGCGATAATGGCATTTACCTGATCCATGGTCATGGCCTGCGGTTGAGCCTCAGCGCCAATCTTGAGATCTGTGTAGACTTTCTTGACCACATCAGCATTGACTCCTGCATCGCCTAGTATCTTAGACAACTCTTCTGAATCTAAAGGTGATCCTGCGGCCTGCCATGCTTTGTTTAACTTGTCTGCAGTGACCTTGGTAGTGAGATTCTTTGCGGTTTTCTTGATCCAGTCCATGGGACCTTCTGCTAGCCAACCTTCTGCAAGCAGTCGATCGTTGCGAGTGACCACGCGATTGAAGATCATATAGACCTGGCCTTCGCTGAGTGGATGTCCAGTGTATTCTCGACTCTGTTTTAGACCCTGTCTCATCTGCTGTAGTTTAAGTCTACCTTGATTTGGCTGATCAGCCAATGGTACTTCAGTGGACTGCGATGGCGCAGACTGTTTGGCTAGATCATAGGCTGCCTGCACTTCTGGACTGGGTGTGTTGCCCATAGATTTGCTCATGTCTACCACAGCCATCTGCTGCTGCGACAGGGGTTGTCCGGCAACCACAGGCTCGTTGGCTACCATTGTGGTAGTGGTAGTGTTAGTAGCAGGTGCTGCGGCTACAGGAGCCGCAGGAGTTGAAGTGACCCCTGCCATTGGATCACTGGATACAGATCCACTGCTGATTCCAGGTGTTGCCATTTTTCCTTGACTGGTCAAATCAGCAAATGTCTGAGCATCCATGGTTTTCAATGGTATGTCACTGGTAAACACTTTTGTACCGTTAGCATCATAGACTTCAATAGATTTACCGCTGGCGCCAAACGTATATCCTTGGTCAGGAGGAAACTTGTTTAACATTCTATCCTGCATGGCTTGATCTGCTGCTAGACCTTTTTGGATGTCACCGTCGCCCGCAGCTGGAGCAGCCGCAGCTTTGGCATCACCGCTGCCCATGCTGCTGATAAAGTCTCCGGCTAGTTTACCTACCACAGCACCTGCGGCACCAGCCAATGCAGGTTTGATCGCACCTTTGAATGCGTCCTTCCATGACTTGCCCTGTATCTTAGCAGCGGCCACTGCCACAGCACCGGCTACTATGGCTCCTGTGACACCTGCAGCCACTGTACCACCACCGGGAAAGGTCACTGCGATAACTGGTCCTACCTTGCTCATCAGTCCACCAATAACTGAACCTACTAGACTCAGCACTATGGGCTGCACTGCAGGATTAGTGACTGCGTTTTTAACTATCTGCATCAGCCCACCTTTGGTCTGAGCATCCACGGGCAGAGCATTTACCGCCTGTGTGGCTTTCTGTTGGAATTGGGGATCGTTGGCAGCATTGGGATCAGGTTCAGGAAGATTATCGCTGAGCTTCTGTAACATACTGTCTGGCACGATCTTTTCTACGATCTTACCTAAGATAGTGGAATTACCACCTGTAGCTGTCTGTTCTTTTTCTGCGGCAGCAAAGATCTGCTGTACTTGATCAGCAGTGAGCTGTGCTTCTAACAGTTTGAGATGCTGTTGCCAAGGCTGAAAGAAACCTTCATCAAGGCGATTCCAATATGCTGTATATTTGGGATCATTCCTTAGTTCTTCTGTGATATAAAACTTTATCGAAGTATTATCAAGATCTACGAGACGCATGAGTATTCCATTGTTTGATGATTTATTTATCGTAAGAAACGAGCTTACGCTCGTTTTGCGTTTTCGCTTACGCTCAACGCGATTTTTCTTTTTTTGATTTTTAGCAAGATACGCTAAAAATTTTTGCGCGAAGCGCAAAGTTAGCATTATCCAGATTGTTCAGCCACACTTCGCCCGTTGCCGGGCGATGAATGTACATTATCCGAGTTGACAAGCACACATTAGCGTTATGGCATTACAGAGGCGGTCATCCGGTACCTCGAGCCATGTCTTCATATGACGGCGGTTTACTAAAATACGCTAACACTTTAGTAAACGTAGGGTTTTTCTCCCTTCCTTTTACCCTTACAATCCTTTTCAAACAACTAAATCGCAGGTTTTAAGCGATCTTCATCCATAAATGGGTAGTAGTTGAGTACCATTGCGGCATGGAATTCCGTCCCTGTGACCACCAAATGACCAGGTTTAGAGCGCACGAACTTAGGCCTGCGCCAGCCAAAAACCGCTTTTAATTTGCCTTATTTTGTTCTAAAAGACGCTGTCTTAGTATGTTTGATCCGCCTACTCTGACGTTTATAATGCCATTATAATAGTCATCAGACTCTAAAACTCTGCGTTCAAACTGCTCTCTTGCCTCTAAATATGACATTTCTGCCTTGGATTTGCAAAGGTAAAGTATTTCTCTGGTGAAGTTTTCCGGACCTAGTGCTTGGACATCTGCGTTGAGCCTATCAGAAGAACCCCAGTAGTCGCGCCAATCGCTTTCTACTACACTTCTTCTTTTAAGTTTCTTGCCTTTGAGTGGAGGTTTCGTGCGTTTAAACTGTGCTAGTTTCTTGCCTATGTATTTCTGTCCGGTCTGTAGATTCGTGATAATATACACAAAGCCAATATAGCCTTCGGGTATTTCTTCCACGAGTTGATTTTGATACGTCCACAGCACTCACTTAGTTATTTTCGGTGGCCTTCCCTTGATGCCTTTTCTGGCTAGTTTTCTATTTTCTCTTTTTGCCTGGATTTCTACTCGCCTAGTTGATGCCTCGTTGCGTATTTCTGATAGCCAATAGCGAGCTTTGATGCCTGCTTCGTCTGAGCCCTTGTATTCAAATCGTTCTTGCCACTTAAAATATTCCTGAAAAGCACGAATCATTCGATCATGACTATCTGTACTCATATAAAACAAGGTCCCGAAACAAAATAAGTCATTGAATATCTAATGCCCTTAGATACTGGCTGTACAGAGTGTTGTATCCAACTAGGAAATATTATCATTGAACCTGGGTTTTTAAATTCGGGAACAGGATACTCGCCATTGAGAAACAAACTGAATTCGCCACCTTCATATGACTCTGTGCTTAGATTCAATAATGCAGTTAGTTTAATATCAAAATTTTGATCTTTTACTCCGTCGTTATGCCAAGAGTATTGAGACTGATATTGACTATCGTAGATATTAAAATACAAAACATCATTATCACTGTAATTAAAACAATTAAATCCAAACACATTGCGATTTACATCATTGATCGCAGATCGAACTCGATCTATTTCTTCGAGATGTCCTGCTTTTAAAAATCGTACTTCGGAAGTTTTGATTGTTTTTTCTCCAGGAACATCTATTATACCTATATTTTCTTCAGTGACAGTATAAAGTTTTTGTCGCAATGCGCTACATTCTTCTATACTATAAAGATCCGGAACATAGAAGTAATCGTATTTCACTCTAGAATCTCTACATCTGTACTATAACTAGTAAATCCGTTTTCTTTAATAACTTTTAACACATGATTTACTCGGCTAGTTAAATCATCTCGATGGGAAATAAGAAATACATTCTTCTGACGCTCTCGAGTCATACGTTTTAATACAGCGATGCTGGCTTCAACACCACTGGCATCCATTCCGGAGTCTACTAGTTCGTCAATAAACAGTAGATTGATACTGTGATAGAGATTTTCCCATACGTCTCGGAATGCCCAAGACATGGATAATATCAATCTATTGCGCTCGCCTCTAGACAAATTATCAAAATCGAGATCTTGTCCCAGCTGTGTGATGATTACACTCAGATCATTCTGGAATTCCACAATGTGCGGTAAGCCGATCTTGTCTAGATAGTAGGTCAATCGCTGATTCAAGAATGCTAGATTTTGATCAATGATACGCTTTCTAATAAATGAATCTTTATTAGTCAACAGTTTGTAAAGGAATTCTTGGTGATCTTTTACTTTGACTAATTCATTTAAGTTATTCCAATTGATTTCCTGTACTGCAGTCTTTTTCAACTCTTCAATCTGCTCAGCATAGGGATTAGTTTCGCCTGCTTTTATCTCTAGATCTTTTTCTAGACCGGTTAGGGTATTCTTATGACCCAGAGCCTGTTCTAGATTATCGTAATGTACCTTAGGACATTCACCTAGTTCTCCTAACAGACACATAGCTTCGTTGAGATCTGCTAGTTCTTGTACATAAGAATCTATGTTAGCTGCTGATTCTTCTATTTGTTTGCTTTTTGCTGATATCATCAATTCGTGTTTAGAATCGTGCAGGTCTTGTCCGCAACTATGACACTTATGATCTTTTAGGCTTTCGAGTTCTTTATTAAATTTTTCTAGAGACTTCTGTTCTTTTTCTAATGTAGCAGTCTGTTTGGCCATTAGTTGATTTAGATTATCTATTTCTTTTTTGGTTTTAGTCCATTCTACTAACTGCCTTTGAGAATTTATTTCAACATCAATATCAATATTGCTGAGAAGGTCTATGCTTTTTAACAGATTTTCTAGAGATTTTTCTTTTTGTTCTTCCCAGATTTTTTCTTTACGTTCTAGAGCTTCGATACTTTGCTGTATGCGTTCGTTGGAAATTTTAATAGTATCGATACGAGTATTTTCCGATGTTATCGAATCTTTAGTCAATCGAATCTGTTCTTTGAGATTATCTGCTTTTTCACTAAGTTGTGTAATTCCTAACAGTTGTTCGATAATAATACGCTGATCAGCAGCTTTCATACTAAGGAAAGGCTCGGTATAAGTGTTTAAAGCCACTAGATGTTTGAACATTTCATGACTCATGCCGATCATTTCATCGATGGCTTTCTGTGTTTCTCTCGAATCTCCTTGACTTTCGTCTAGATCTTGTAATTCTTGTTCTTGCCCATTGATTGAAAACTTTAATAGATTAGGTTTACGTCCTCGCTCGATGTGATATTCGATCCCATCTTTTTCAAAAGTCACAGTGACCAACATGCCTTTTGTGTTGATTTTATTGATTAGATTATCACGCTTGATGTTAGTAAGGGCTTGGCCGTAGATAGCATAGCTAAGACCGTTGATAATAGTAGTCTTACCAGTGCCGTTTCGAGCACCAGAATCGTCTCCGCCTAGATCTAAATTTTCTCCTAGAACTAAAGTCAATTGTCCGCGATCAAAATCTATAGCCTGGGTCTGGTTGCCCACGCTCATGAAATTGCGTACTGTTAGATTTTTAAATTTAATCATAGGTCTTTATAGATCTCCAACAAGAGATTTTTGTCATAGGCATCGCTTTCTATAGCATCAATTTGATTCATTACAATAGTATCTACAGATTCGAATGTGATGTCTATCGGAGTAGATGCTGTTTCTATTTCTACTTTTTCCGGGATCAGCATCAATTCTCTTAGATTGAATTGAGGAATAAACTGTTCTTTGATAAAGTTAGCTTCTTCAAAGGTAATAGGAAGATCAATAGTTACTCGACAATGCATCTTATCACGCAACAGTTTTTCTGGAGAGTCGATAATCTGACTTAGTTTATAGGTTCGATAAACAGGTTGCTGAGTCCAAGTCCGGTATTCAGGTTTTCCTCCCCACTCTAACATCATCATGCCACGTTCATCATCGCCGGCATCAGCATAGTTGTGCGGAAACGCATTTCCCATATAAACAATGTTTCCGTTTTGCTGGCGTTTGTGAAAGTGCCCAGTAAACACATATTCCTGATTCACAAAATGATTTCTTTGTAACTGTCCGTGATCAGGCATCTGCACCATGGCATTCATGTAAAAACTAGGAAGTTCTAAATGTCCGAATATGTAACGGCTTTTAATATTAGGAATCGATTTCCATTCATCTCCTACTAACCAAGGCAATATAGTGACGTCCCCATCAGTAAACGGCTCGCGGATAGGCATAACATTAGGAAACAACCTCATGAACTCTACCGAATTGATTTCTCGTTTATCTTTGTAGAATAAATCATGATTGCCTAGTATGAAATAGACTTTCTCAAAATTCTGGCTCAGCCTTTCAATGTTGCTTACTGTATAATTCATAGTAGAAACATCAGTGGTGCTTCTATTATGATGCCAGTCGCCTAGAAAAATTGCAGTTTCGCATCCTTCCGCCTTAGCAGTTTCACAGAACCATTTTACAAAATCTTCGCAGTCTTGATTGTGAGTTCGGCTACCAGACTTTAGTCCAAAATGTATATCAGTAAACGCTGCCGCTTTTTTAAATAGATTCATAGATAGATTATAACATCCTTAGATTTTAAGATCAATCCCAATCACCGCCACTGCCACTACCGCCGCTATTATCTGACACAGGTCCGGCAGTAATATTTCCCCCTCCGGCATTCTGTCTAGTCCAACTTGGATTCATACCATTCATTTCTAAAATATCGTCTCGAATGTTTTGGTTACGTTTCTCAATGTTGATAATTCTAACGAATGAATTAGTGACAGCAGCAGTATAGTAAGCAAAAGGATTATCAGATTTTGATTCATCGAATTGGAGTCCTATTTGAGTTAGTTGAAGAATAGCCTGCCCACGCATTTCATCATTGTAAGTATAGCCTCGAACGTTACCTCTTGTGGCATATCGTTCGCAGAGTTTTAAAAACATACGGGCTAAGTTATCAGTCATTTTACCATGATCTTTTGAAAACTTTCCAGCCTTTAATCCGCCTTTCCAATGACTCTTACCTACGCAGACAATATTGTTGTTCTCGTCAAATTTCCAATGTTGGAATGGTGGAAAGTTCACTTTCTCGTGACTATCAGCAGTATTTTTTAGAGTCTTTTTACGACCGGGAGCCAATGGCACATGTTCAAAGGTCATTACACGAAATACTATATCAGCTTTGTCAATTTTTTTATAGTCTATTTCAAAATCTTTAGCAGGCAGTTTTTTGTTTCCCGCAATGACCGCAGCTTCATGTGCTTGTTTAGATAGCCTTGCTGCTCGATTCCTTTTAGCTTCTGCTATGGTTCGAATGTTTACTTTCTCTAGATTCGGTATGATTAGATCGTACTCTGAATATTCAGGCTTGATAAAACTACAGTAGGTGTTTTTGCTGAGGTGTATCTCTCTTAGCAAATCCTTATTAGTAAGGTATTTGATTTTTGGAGGGCTTATCATATGTTCGTATTACTCCTATTAGAATATAATAATAGCATATTTTTCTTCCGATAAATAGAGTATAGCGGAGAAAATATACTCAAAATGGCATTATCTATCAACCCTTTGGCAAAATTAGTTTCATCAGTTTCGCAACAGGTATCATCTGCTGCAGATTCAGCTAACACAGCACTGCAAGGCGAACAGTTTGCTTCTTTAAAAAACAACATAAATGATGCGGTTTCTAGACTAGGTGGTGGCATAGGCAGCGGACTAAATGGTATCACAGCTTCGGCCAACACCTTCGCAGCCGATGCCAAAGGTGCTCTAGCTGGAGTATCTGGCGCTCTAGGCGGTGCAGGAAATCCCATACAGTCTTTGGCATCTAACGCTACCGCTGCCGCAGGCGGACTAGCCGATGCTGCCGGTAGTATATCTAACGCAGCTTCAAACATCGGAGCCAGTCTAAATAAACTAGGCCTTGCTTCAGGAGGTCTTGGAGGTGGACTAGCCAGTTTGGCCGGACAGATATCGTCAGCAGCAGGTGTATTAAACAATTTGTTGAGTGTGGCCAGGGGAAAAAATTTACCAGCAGGAGCAGAATTATTTAGTGCCACTGGTTCTTTCGTCGAGCTCAAAGCGAATCCTGCCAACGACTGGCGTGTAAAATTAAATGCCAACTTTGGTCTATTTGGTAACGCATTTCAGCGTCTTTCTGATACTGGTGGATTCTGTTGGCCTTACTTGCCTAATATCACAGTATCAACTAAAGCAAATTACACTCAGATAGATCCCGTACACAGCATACAACCTTTCTATGCATATAAAAACAGTCAAGTAGATGACATTCAGATCAGCGGTGAATTTTCTGTTGAAACAGAATTAGATGCAGAGTACTGGATACAGGCTACTACGTTTTTAAAAACAGCTACCCGAATGTTTTATGGTCAAGGAGAAAATGTAGGTAATCCTCCTATCATCTGTAATTTAAACGGTTATGGTGCCCGAGTGTTTAACGGAGTACCAGTGATTATTAAAAGTTTTTCAGTTGACTTTAAAGAAGATGTCAACTATATGAAATACAATTCATCTGACGGAGCCCCAACTTGGGTTCCTGTGCTCAGCAATATATCAGTGACAGTGTCACCAATCTACAATAGAAGTAGATTGCGACAGTTTAATCTCAAAGACTACGCTAGAGGAAACACAGTAGCAGGAGCAGGATTTATCTAATCATGGCATCATATAATAAAGTTAGTCCTTATCGAAATACCAAAGAAAACAAGTTGTATCTAGAATTGTTGACTATTAGACCTGTGCCTGCAGAAAAAGACGATTATCTTTATACCATAGAAAATCAATACCAGCATAGACCCGATCTATTGGCCTTTGATCTATATGGAAATGCTGGTCTGTGGTGGATATTTGTACAACGTAACATGGATGTGATTAAAGATCCTATCTATGATTTTGAACCAGGTGTACAAATCTACTGTCCTAAAAAATCAAATGTAGAAAAGTATATAGGAGTTTAAGATGTCTATTTTTAGAGACATTGGCCAAACATTTTCTAATCTTGTCAGGCCGGACGGATTCCCCGCATTAAACTTACCGTCGGTTCCTAACATTGCAACAGGATCGGCTCGAGCAATCACAGGTCTACTAACAGGTAATTCAGCAGTATTAGATCCATTCAAAGCAGCCGGTATGAATCAGGATCCGACTAGAACACCTGAAGTTCAAACTTTTGGATTGACCAAACCTAAGGGTGACGGACCTCCCTATGATAACATTCTAGAACAGTTTGCCTCTTATGTTCCCTTATGGACCTTGGCTTGTTTAGAACCTTTTCAGTTTAACGATCCTAGTAGCTATAGAGGAAATCCAGCTAAGTTGAAACACATAGTAATATCGTCAGCTGGGAGATATGACAGTCAACGAGTAAACACGGTAAATGGCGCTCCTGAATATTTCATAGATAACGTAAATTTTACTCATCAATTGATATCAATGAAAGGCAATACCAATGCCAGCGGACTTAGTTTTGATGTCTATGAACCTTATAGTATGGGTTTATTTTTCCAGAGCTTGAACGTAGCCGCAGTGAATGCCGGTTATCCTAGTTACGTCGGCAATGTTCCTTATTTGTTAAAGTTAGAATTTTTAGGATATGACGACGGCGGCAAAGTTTTTAATAGTACAGAAACACTAGCCAAATATTTTACTATAAAAATTACTAATTCTACCATGAAAGTAGATGAAGGTGGTAGTAGATATAAAGTTACAGCTAGTCCGTACCATCATGAAGGGTTTGCAAATTCTGTGAACATCGTTCCTAACAACATCAGTCTATCTGGCGAAACAGTTAAAGAAGTTTTATGTACAGGAAAAAACAGTCTTATGCAGGCATTAAATTCTGCACAATTTAGATTAGTTGATAAAAATCAAATAGAATATCCTGATTTATATCAGATAGTTTTTCCTACAGGCTTTGACGACGACGTAGGACTAATCAACGGATTGAGCTCAGAAGAACTCAGAGCCACGTTAGTACCTGATGCTGAAATTGAAGGAGATACTGCGGTAATTCCACCTAGTCTAGATTTAGAAACCGTAGATTTCGGAGATGGCGAGATCGGAACTTCTAGTCTAGGGTTTGATGCGCAGTCCGGAGGAAACTATGTTTTCAAGACCGGACCGGATGTTATTGACCCAGAGACAGGAAGGATACAGCGAGACAAGATGTCTATAGATCCTAAGAAGAGAACTTTCCAATTTGAACAAAATGTCAAGATAACAGATATCATAAACAATATTGTAGCCAGTTCAAAATACTGTACAGAAAGTCTAAGAAATGAGCCCGACCCTCAAGGAATGATAGACTGGTTTAGGATTGACGTACAAACGCAGATCAGTGAATTTGATACTAAGCGGGCTATCAATGCAAGGAAATATATTTTTAGAATCATTCCTTATAAAGTCAATGCTATGATCTTTACAAATCCGACTTCGGCAACTGCGGGATCTGCTGAATTAGAAAAAATCATAGCTAAGAGATACGACTATATCTATTCCGGTCAGAACAATGATTTATTAAAGTTTGATCTAGTCTACGATGGTATGTTTAATCGTGGAGCATTACTAACCAATGCTAACGATCATGCCACAATACAAAATACAGACAATCAAGGAACCACTGCCAGTCCTAAGACTACAGCAGAAGTACAAGAAGGTCCTTCAGCTACAGCCGCAGCCACAGAAACTGGAACAGCACCTGTAAAGGCAAACTTTAAAATTAAAACAGGTACAGCATCCGGAGATAAAACGGCTGAGCAGATAGTGGCCAACGTTTTTCAAGATAGCTTTGAAGGAGCCAGCGGAGATATGATAAATGTTACCGCAGATATTCTTGGAGATCCTTATTATATTTCAGACAGCGGCTTTTGTGCAAATTATATCAGCGAATTTGGACCTAATGAACAGATAACTGCTGACGGATCTATGAATTACGAAGGCTCGGAGATTTTTGTTTATATGAGTTTTAAAACTCCAGTAGAGCCTAATCTCGGAACCACGGGTAAGGGAGGACTGTATAATTTTCCTAAAGATCAATGGGTCAGTCCTTACAGCGGAATTTACAAAGTAGTACAGGTTGAAAGTAAATTCAACGGCGGAACTTTTCAACAAGTACTGCAACTGAATAGACAACAGAATCAGAGCATTGATTACAAAGGTAGAGAAGCAATCGAGAAACAGACTCAGCTGTTATATAATACTGATAAAAAAGAACCTCCTAAGAGTAGCCCGGTTGACGATCCGGGTTACAGTGAGTTTGTTTAAAGGAAAACATGAGAGACGGAAGAACATCTAGCAGCGACAGCGCAGGTAAAATAGCCCAAGGTATACTCATGGCTAAGGTTGTAGGCTACCTTGACCCTTCTTTTATGTGCGGACTAGAAGTAACACTTCTAAGAGATCAAGGTAACACTGTCGGCGAAGCCACGCAGAGCTATCAAGTCAAATATGCCAGTCCTTTTTATGGGTCAACGGCTTTTGAGAATCTAGGTCTCAACAAGGCTGATTTCAACGACACACAGAAAAGCTACGGCATGTGGTTTCCTACTCCGGAAATTGGAACTACAGTTCTTGTAGTTTTTGTAGATGGAAATCCAGCCGAAGGTTATTTTATTGCCTGTGTTCCAGGAAGATTCATGAACCACATGATTCCGGCCATCGGCGGATCTACTGAATATGAAATCTCTGATGCTGATAAGAAAAAATACGATACTACGCAACCTCTTCCTGTAGCAGAAGTAAACAGAAAAACAAACACATTGGAAAAAAGTCTATCTATTGAAAAAATCAAAAGACCAGTACATCCTATCGCAGATAGATTTTTAGAACAAGGTCTTTTAGAAGATGATGTCAGAGGAGTTACTACATCTACAAGTCGACGAGATGCACCTAACACAGTGTTTGGGATATCAACTCCGGGTCCGTTTGATCGACGACAAGGAGCTAAAAAACAGTTTGTCGGAGACAGACAGAATCTCAGCCCAGTAACTATGCCAGTAAGCCGACTAGGAGGAACAACTCTAGTCATGGACGACGGTGAAGATAGATATCAAAGAAAGAAACCAGCCAGTGAAGGTCCAGTAGAATATGCCGACACTCTCGCAGGAGAAAAGGGAGATGCCAATGTTCCTTATAACGAATATTTTAGAGTACGGACTAGAACTGGACATCAAATACTACTACACAACTCAGAAGACCTAATCTACATAGGAAATGCTCGAGGTACTGCTTGGGTTGAATTGACTAGCAACGGCAAAATAGATATCTATGCGCAAGACAGTATCAGCATCCACACAGAGAACGATTTAAATATACGTGCTGACAGAGATATAAATCTCGAAGCAGGTCGTAAT